AGAGGAAGAAGAGCCGGTTGCGGAGGCTGAAACGCCCGAAGAAGAGCCGGAGGGAGAGGAGGTAGTTGCCGAAGAGACCGAAGAACCGGTTGCAGAGGCCGAACCAGAGCCTGAACCGGAGCCAGAACCCGAGAAAAAGGACCACATGGTCCCTAAATCTCGGCTGGACGAGGTGTTGCAGAAGCAGAAAGCCCTGCAGAAACAGCTAGAGGACATGAAAAAGGCGCAGGAACCGGCTGAAAACGCACCTGACCCCTATGATTTCGATGCAAAAGAGCGCGAATACATGAATTTGGTGCTCGACGGCAAGGAAGCGGACGCGGTCAAGCTGCGTCAGGAGATCCGAAATGCCGAAAAAGCTCAGCTTGAGTTTGATATGAGCGAAAAAATGCAGCAGACCGTGCAACACAACGCACAAGCTACAGCGTTACAAGCGGCTGCAAACGAGTTGGAGGCGCAGTTTCCGGTGTTTGACCAGAATTCTGCGACTTATAACGAGGATTACACGCAGGAAGTTATCGGTTTGCGTGATGCATTCATCATGCAGGGCTTCGATGCGGTAGATGCGCTGACCAAAGCAGCTAATTTCGTCATTAAATCGAACGATTTGGCCGCTCCAGAGCCTACTAACAGCACTCTCGACGCGCCAACTGCACCAAAACAGAAGCCTGTGGACGAAGTTGCCAAAAAACGGGCCGAAGTTAGCAAAAAACTCAAGGCTGCAGAGTCACAGCCGCCCGAATTACCCGGTGAAAGCTCTGCTGCGCGCGGCGAAAAGGCCGTAGACGTGTCCACTATGTCTGAAGACGAGTTTAACGCTTTGCCAGACGCCACGATCAAACGATTACGAGGGGATATCTTGTAATGCCAGCAAAAAAAGACCCGAAGTTAGCGCGTGCGGGCGTAAGTGGTTACAACAAGCCTAAACGGACGCCCAACCACCCCACTAAAAAGTTTGTAGTTGTCGCTAAACAAGGCGACAAGACGAAATTGATACGTTTTGGCGATGCCAAGATGACTATCAAGAAGAGTCAGCCCAATCGACGGAAATCGTTTAGAGCCCGTCATAAGTGTGACTCAAATCCACCCAGCAAGCTCACCGCACGGTACTGGTCGTGCAAAAAATGGTAAGGAGTTAGTCATGCATGATGGTAAGCCATGTAGCGCTAAGCGTGGAAAGAAGAAAGCCCCGGCTAAAAAGAAGTCTAAGGCTACTAAGAAGCGGAAGAGATACCCCTAATGGCCGCTAAAAAACGGAAGAAAGCGAACGACGCATGCGCTAAGAAGGTCAAGGCCCGTTATAAGGTCTGGCCTTCAGCGTATGCCTCTGGTGCTGTCGCCAAATGCCGAAAGGTAGGCGCTAAGAACTGGGGTAATAAAAGTGGCCGTAAGAAAAAGTAAGAAGGGTGCCGCCCTTAAAAAGTGGTTTAAAGAGGAATGGATCGACGTTAAGACGGGCAAGCCGTGCGGGCGTAAGTCTGCAAAGAAAGGCAAAAGTAAACGCCCGTATCCTTCTTGTAGGCCAAAAGCTGTCGCGGCAAAGATGACCAAAGCAGAAAAAGCTTCGTCTTCAAGACGTAAGACTGGTCCTGCGCGGATCAAACATGCTGTTACCGCATCGGGTAGACGTAGGAAGAAGTAACGCTTGCGTCTTAATATTACCGCCGCTAATATATAGTTAAGATTCGTATGCCCAAACGATAGAGGGCCGTGCCGTACACGTTAAAACCGACCTTCGCCTGCACAGGCGTAAAACCTGCCGAGGTCGCGCCTCGTTAATAAGCGCTAGTTCGTCGCCTCACGATACGGGGAAACGGATTAGCCGCTCCATAAGTCGGCTATGAGTGGGCGTATGCCCGTCGTATTTATCGCAAAAGGAGGCCTATCATGGCTTTAACTAATTTTGCGGCGCTGACTACTGAACAGTTAACAGCATGGAGCCGCGATTTTTGGCGTGTTGCTCGCAACGCATCTTTCATTAACCAGTTCGCAGGCAGTGGCTCTAACGCCATGGTCCAGCGAGTCACTGAGCTCACCAAGTCTGAGAAGGGCACCCGTGCTGTACTGACCCTGCTCGCCGACATGACCGGAGACGGTATCACTGGTGACAACACCCTGGAAGGTAATGAAGAAGCTCTCAGAAGCTACGACATTACCATTGAGCTTGATCAGCTGCGTTTCGCGAACCGAATCGCTGGCCGATTGGCTGACCAGAAGTCTGTCGTCAACTTCCGTGAGACTTCTCGCGACATGCTGGCGTATGCCATGGCTGACCGTATGGACCAGCTGGCGCTGTTGACTCTGTCTGGTGTGGCTTACACTCATAAGACAAACGGCGCTCTGCGACCTACGTCTGCGACCTCCGGTCACGAGCTGGTAGATCTGGAGTACGCGTCTGACGTATCTGCGCCTACTGCTAACCGTCACCGTCGCATCTCAGGTAACGACATCGTTGCTGGAGACACCACGGCTGTAACGGCTACTGACAAGCTGGGCTATCGCCACATCGTAGAGTTGAAGGCTTACGCCAAAGACAACTACATCCGTGGTCTGCGCGGTCAGGGTAATCAGGAGCTGTTCCACCTGTTTGTCACCCCGCAGCAGATGGCTAACCTGAAGCTCGACTCGGACTTCCTCGCTAACGTTCGTAACGCTGGCGTCCGTGGTCCTAACAACGAGCTGTTCTCAGGCTCTGCTTCACTGATGGTTGATGGTGTGATGGTTCACGAGTTCCGTCACGTCTTCTCAACCGAAGGTGCTACGACTGGTACTAACGCTAATGCTGGCGATGCTGGCTATCAGTGGGGTGCTGACGCTGACGTAGTTGGTGCACGCGCGCTGTTCTGTGGTGCTCAAGCCCTTGCGATGGCTGACATCGGTCTCCCAGAGATCGTAGAAGATACTTTCGATTACGAGAACCAAGCTGGTATCTCAATCGGCAAGATTTTCGGTCTGCGTAAGCCTAAGTACAACAGCGACCACAACGGCACTGTTGAAGACTTCGGCGTTATCTGTCTCGACACTGCTCAGTAAGACTGACCGCCCCCTCTTCGGAGGGGGTTTTTCTTTAAGGATTAAGTAATGAAAGTGATTTCCGACAAAGATTTACGAGTGACAACGATGGGCGGTACAGCGGTGTTGCTCCAAGCCGGGGTCGAGCGTGACCTCGGTGATGCAATAGGCCTGAAGGCTATAACCATGGGTGCAAGACGTGCAGACGAGCCTGCAGTCACCCATGAAATCGTGATCGATAAACCATTAATCACGCAGGATGAAGAGGAAGCATTAGTCGGTGTCATGAACGATCTGATCGATTCAGCCGACCCCGACAACTTCAAATCAGACGGCACTCCAAAAGCGACCGTCGTAAACAAAGCAGCCGGTAGAACGGTTCCACCGGAAGAACGTGAACAGGCTTGGGAACAAGCGCTTAACTCCTAGAGAGGTAGAAGATGGCCGTTACAGTACAAAGTGTGATCGACAGGGTACAGACGACCCTACAAGACACCACTGGAATTCGTTGGCCGGTCGCAGACGAGCTGGTGCTGTGGGTCAACGACGCGCAACGTGAAATAGCGCTGCTCAAGCCCGACGCTTCTGCCACCAACGATATTATTGAGCTTGCTACAGGGACAAAACAGTCCATCCCGAGCGCGGGGAACAGGCTGCTGCGCGTGGTGCGAAATATGTCTACCTCTAGTTCAGCTACCGCAGTAGGTAAGAGGTCTATTCGACTTGTTAGCCGTGAGATTCTAGATTCCCAAACACCTGATTGGCATGACCCTAGCGTGACCGGTGATGCAGCGCACGGGAGTGTCGTCAAACACTACATGTACGACGAGCAAGACCCGCGTAATTTCTATGTATACCCTGGAGTTAGTGGCTTTGCTTACGTAGAAATTGTCTATTCGGCGAACCCTGCCGCAGTTACTTCTAGTGACAACCTATCGATCCCTGATATTTACGCCAACGCGGTCATGAATTACGTGCTGTATATGGCCTACATGAAGGATGCGGAGTATGCGGGTAACAGCCAGCGCGCCGCGAACCACTTCCAGCTGTTTACTGCGTCAGTTACCGGCAAAGCGCAGGTTGATCTGATTACAACGCCTAACGCTGAGTCACGCTCAAATCCTAATCTGACCGCCAGTGGTCAGATGGTAGCTCAGTAAATGGCAATACTTTACGAATCGCTGCTCCCCGAGGTCATCCCTATGGTGCCGGGGTGCCCTGACACGCTGATCGAAAATAACATCCGAGCGGCTGTCATTGAGCTGTGCGAAAAGTCAGGGGTGTATCAGGCTGAGCTTGACCCGGTTACTACTGTCGCGGGGCTGTATGAGTACGACCTTGAACCTCCGGCTAATACGGTAGTCGAGAAGATTCTCTGGGTTGTGCACAGGGGTAAAGACCTTGAGCCGATCTCCACTAGCTTGCTGGAGCAACGTAAGCCCAGTTGGCGGGATTCGGATAAGCGTGGCGAACCCGAGTATTTCGTGAAGCCTTCGCAAGCGCTGTTCTGGCTGGTGCCCGTTCCAAACGAAACCATTGTGTCTAGCACTGTGCTACGTGTGCAGCTGAAGCCGACGCATACGTCGACAGCTTGCGAAAACGAGATCATGGACGACTATCGAGACACCATTATCAACGGGGCGTTGTTTCGATTGCTTCGTCTGCCGAGCAAGGAGTGGACGGACTACGCAGGCGCACAGGTGTACGGCAGTTTGTTTCAGCAGGGCATCAAAGATGCCGAAACAAAAGCGCGACATGGCGACATGCCTATCGCAAGGAAGGTCCGGTACGGAGGAGTTCACCGGTCCTATGGTCTTTCTAGGAAGAAGTATGGACGAGAAATCGCCTAATGGTTTGACCGTTAGGAAAGCTACGCGCGCAGATTTTCCAATGGTTTTGATGTGCGCGGAGGTCATGTGGCAAGAGTCGGTGTACTCCCACATGAACTTTAACGAAGAGAAAATGTGGTTCCGATTTGATGAGTTTACGACTCGACCAGACCGAAAGTTGTTTTTGCTGGAACGCAATGGGGACACGGTTGGTGGGTTATTCGCATCGCTCGGCCCAACTTTTTTTGGAGACGATCTGGTCGGCTATGAAGAGACGTGTTTCATCCTTCCAGAGGCGCGCGAATTGGGCGGTTTTTCTATTTTGTTGGTTGCTTTCGAGTCTTGGGCCGTTCAGCAGTCTGCAAAAGCGTTGGTATTTGACATAACTAGTCGAGTTAAGACGCGGCGGACCGAAGAAAAGTTAGAAGCGTTTGGCTATGAGTACGCAGGCGCAACGATGGTGAAGAGGATTTAGGGATGGGGTGCTTCTCAGGGCCAAGTCAGGCTGACTACGAACCGAGCGAAGCTGACAAAGCAAGCGCATCGGTTGCTATGGCTGAATACCGGTTCTTCAAGCAGAACTATGACCCGCTTTTGCAGCAGATGCGGGATAAGTCCATGAAAGAGGACTTTTCTGCGACGCTAAGGGGTCGCGCTAACGCTGATGTGGCGCAAGCATTGTCCCCGTCTGGTTATAGAAGTACTCAGGTAACTGAATTACCCAGCGAAATAAATGCTGCTTTGCAGGGGCAACTGCAAGGGGCTAGCGCCGCAGGTAAAGAGATTCAGAATACGGCGCAGACTAACGTGCTCGGTATAGCACGAAAGCAGGCTGGGGATGCACAAACCGGAATGGCGCAGGCAGCGCGGTTAGGCACATCTGAAGCACTTTCAAAAGCAAAGGCTAGCAAGACTGTGCGGGACGCGAAAATTGGAGCCGGGGCGCAGCTTATTACAGCAGCTGGTCTGCAGGGCTTAGACAATATGCAAACAGTCGGCTTTGATTCCAATAATTTCAATATCCCAACCAAAGGCTCTTTCTTTACGCCAGTCGATAAAGAAGGCAAGCCCATTCAGGGTTTCAAAAATAGATTTAAGTATGGGATCGGTTAACGATGGCTATTCCAAATTTATATATGGACAACGCTACAAGCGGGTTTATCGGAAGTTTGTTTGGGCCTTACCCCCCTAAAAACACCGGAATTGGTGACCTGCCAGTTGTAAATGAGCCTGACGAGGCGTATGCCGATCTGACTCGTCAGGAGTACCTTG